GTTGCGATTGTCGATAACCTGGTTGAGTTACTATCCATCTCCTGCCTGTTCTCAACCGCTGTTGGAATAGCCGCAATCAACGCGGGAATGTCAGTTGTGGTATCTGTGGCTATTGTGTTCAACAAGGCAATCGCAGCGGTCAAATCCACATTGATCTGCTCGACCAACAACGCCGTTGCCACTGTCCCTGATGCGTTCTTGCCCTGGAATCTGATAACCAGCGTCACGTCATTCGCGGTTGCATTGGTGTAGGTGTACAACTCGTCTTCCCACGTGGTTGTAGAATCGGTCATGGTAAATGTGTGGATACCCACGCCGCCTGCGAACGGGTCTGTCTCCGCTTTATTGAATATGATACATCTTGGGAGATAAGTCATTGCCCCTGATTTATACAGGTTCATGGTGATGTTCACGCTTGCCCCCGCGCCAACGGTTACTTCCTTTTGCCAGAAGCCCTCGTTAGAAGCATCAGCAAGGGTGATGATATTTGAGGACGTGTACCCACTTGGAACGGTTACAGCGTCCGATGCCGTAACCCCGCCTTTAGTCCACGCCTTGAAACCACCTGCTACCTGGTCATGGTCGATGGATTCGGAATATATCTCTTTCGCTAAAGTTGCGTAGTTGATGTTTTCGGTAGATGCAAGCAAGGTATTAAAACACGTTACAATTGACGCGTTTATATCCCTTGTGTTAGCCGTAAATATAGCGTTCTTGATTATTGCAGAACTGTTAAGTATGCCGTCTGTATTATTGCTAAACGTACCCCCAAACACGTTCATGCCTATACATTGACTAAAACAATTATCGTTGCCAATAAATAAACCACCCAAAATGGTTATGCCTGTAGACTGATAACATATCGAACCACATCCAGTAAATAACCCGCCTGATATTGATATTCCGATACTTGTCCCAAAAACACTATAACCCGAAGGGTTGCCACTCCAAACCCCACCTGATATTGTGTTTGAATTTCCACCATACATACAATAATTAATGGGAGCGTAAAATGTACCACCCGATATTGTAGCGCCATAACTCAATGATATTATTCTGTGTGCCGGAACAGTGAACTCTCCGCCTGCTATTGTGAGTTTTCCACTTGTAAACGCCTGTAATAGGTGAGCGCCAGCCCCCACAAATCTGACATTGCGAGTAATCAGGGTTACGATAGCCCCTGCCGCTTTTGCTGCCGTCAGTCCTGCTGTAATGTCAATATGGTCAGACGCTATTCCGGCAGCAGCAATAACACGCGCTTCGCTCTCTTTTGCCTGATTAATGTCATTGATATGGATTGTGTCACCAACCGCCCAAATGTCTCCGCTTACATCTGTGTCTACTCCAATTTCAGTTTGACCAATCGCCTCAATTCCTGATGTGAGAATATATTTATTAGTTGGCTCCGCTGCGTACACGGTCATGGTCAAACCTGCCGCGCCTGTGATGTACCAACCCGCACCGCCTGTCACGGTATGTTTTACCGCGAAGGGGATAGCATCACCAGAAGCGCCGCAATCGAAGGTTCCGGCACCTGTAATAAATGTAGCTGTTTTCATTTTCAAATAGCCGGATGCCGTGCGGGATAACTTCAGCGTGCCCGTTATGGTCATTCCTGCTATGCCGTTGGCAAAACCGGACTGATCGACATTGAAAGTAACTACATGCCCAGACGCGATTACAACGGTATCATTGTCAGCAGGGACAACGCCGCCAACCCACGTACCGCCAGTTCCCCAATCCCCCGTAGCATTACTGGTAATTGTCGCCATTTACATACCCGCCATTAGTTTTTGTATGTCAGGGGGAATTTTATTAAGAGACTTTAGAAATTCGAGTGTCTTTTCTTTGTTTATCTTTAACTCGAAATAAATCGCCCAAACATAATCAAGCGCGGTTTGTTTGCGCTCCGCATGATACCAGTGACCATCCCCGGTATACTTCCATCCATTTTGTTTTAGGTAGTTTGTGATTGTAGCCATTTACACCAGCCTATCCCGTAAGGCTATCAGCGCGTCACGCTTTGCAATCAGGTTAGCGGCTTCCATCGCTTCTGGACTGCCTTGATATGCCTGATACATTTTATTGGTCAAGTCTACATTGCGCTGTTTTCTAACCACAGTCCATGTAGTTTTGTCAATCAGGTTCAATATCGCCGCCACGTCGGTTGCATCCTGCGTTGCATCTGGATACCTTTCAAGCGTGTAAGTTATGCTGACAATATCAGCTATGATGTCAGTCTTGTTGTACGTGCCGATAATATCTCCGGCATCGTTTACCTCAATCCACCATTTACTGCCAGGTAATCTAGTTAGCATTATGCCTCCTCACTTGTCATTTCCGCCAGGCTGCCGTCAAGATTCCTACCAATAGTTATCTTGCGCTTCGACTTCGGCATAATTACCTTGTTGTCGATATTCACGTTAGGGGTTGGTTGCTCAGGGACATTGATCGTATTCCCCTCGACATTGACGTTATTCTCAATCGGGGTCGGGTCAACATTCACCGTTACTTCAGGCGCTGGGATTGTGTTCACGGTAGCGGGCGGGACATTCACGGTGATAGGGAAGTTATAATTAGCAGGATCCCCTGCCTTCACATCCTTTTCCAATACCTGTAAATTCATTTCGAGCATCTTGATAACTTTGTCGATGCTATCATCTTTTGCTATCATTTCTACTGGTTTAGCAGACGCTTTCAACATCTCGCGTGCTTCTGCGAATGATGTACCTTTTTTGATACACTCGACTATTTCACTCGGGATGTTATAGGCAACGAAGTCAACCGCTTTTCCCGCCTTCTTTTGTTTCCTCTCCCACTTATCCAACTCCTGCATAGCCGGGTAAACATCCTTTGCCTTCTTGTCGGTCTCGACTTCAGGCTCTTCAGCGTCTACATCCACCTGCTCAACTGGTGTAATTTCTTCCGGCTTATCCTCAACTGGTAGGGGTGCTGGCGCTCCGCCTGATTGCGCTGCTGCGACCAACTTGCCACCGATAGCCTTATCCTCCAGCGGGTCAGACTGCCAGTATTTCGTGCGTACCTCGTCAACCGTGTGTGTCTTGGAGAACTCCGCCATTTCCTGCATCAGCATTACCTTGTCGGTGATCCTAATATCTTCTGGCTCAAACACGAATTCAGTACCATACGCGGGCATTATCTTTGTCGTTACCACGTCCGCAATTTTCTTCAGCATCGGATAAACTTTGAAGTCTATCAATGTACTCTTGCCAATTCTTGCATTCGCTTCTGTTGCGTTCACCGATAGCATGGATGATAGACCAGGCGCGATTGAGGAGTATATTTCATCCCTGTTGGCAAGCCGGCTATTCAGGAATTCCATGTCCTTTTGTGACGCGGTTGCCTGCAGCCACTGCACCCCGCCAGCCTTGACATTTCTCAACATCATAAACGAGCGCATGGCGGCGGCTTTGTCAACATCCTTTTGTATCATCGACCAATCTTCGTCAGCAATAGGGTCAGCAAACGCCAGGATACCAGGTAGCCGTCCGTTGTTTTTGCCGAACAATCTTTTATTCCAGGATTGCATCGCAATGTCTGAATCCATGACAGTGGTTAGCGGGTCGAGGTTGCTCATTCCGGTAAACATCGAATCCGGGTTGAATCCCACGAATGGTACAACTTCTTCAGGTAGTAAGGTTATCGGGCTACCATCCCCCGGGTCATACTCGTACCCCTTGATATACATTTTGCCGTCTGGAATAGGGGATATATTCTTAGTTGGTATCAGCCACAACTCTACAGGCTTTTTGCCAACGTAGTTTATCCACCAATAAGCGGTATTACACACTGACATATATGCCATTGTTGCATAGATTAGATCGGACTGGCTCATGGTGGGATTCGGCTGTTTCATCAATCTCTCGAAGTCATGGTTAGGCACGTCAACCGTGTCCTCACCCTCGCGCCGCTTCACGTTCCATGACGCGCCGCTGCCAATTGTCGCAACCTTGTCTACTGCGATATTCACCCAGGAGACGCGCTGGAAGTAACTCAACTTATTGGAGTTATCCACATACTTGGGGAATGAATACCCCTCTAATTCAGCGCGGTCTAACGCCCATGCCGGGTATTGGCTGCCCTGCTTGCCTTTGCTGTACCCGCGCCGTTGTGCTAAATAATCAAATAATCCCATGTGTCACTCCTATCCTGCAAACGCTATCACGCTGCGGGGGTCAATGCTGTCGAATAAGTCATTGAACATTCCACTTGCCGCGTCCATTTCGTCATCATGGTTTAAGTCAGGTTGCCCGTGCATGTGGTTCAACCATCTCTCATTCCATGACCCTCTCAATAATTTCACGTTTCCTGCCAGCGCATAAGCCGCTAATGGTTTGGCGCGTGTTATCTTGTCGCCTTGCGGTTCTACTCCGCGAACATCGTACCCCGCTAAATTAGTTACGATGTGAACAGCATCCCTTTTGCCACTTGCCCCGCCTTCGCGCTCAAATCTAATAATCGTTCCCTTACCGTCCTGGTTCGCAGTGTTTTTCATAAAGTCATCCGTTGCGGCTGGTTCAATTTGGTCATTGGTTGCATCCAGAATGTAGACAATTTTATTAACTAACCTTCCCTTGCATGAAGCGGTATAATCAGCGGTCTTTTTCGCAGTTGCTGCAAGATCCCAAAACCTTGTTTCCTTACCACCAACAGGAACCGCGTCAACTATTTCAAACCATGCTTTGTTGAATACCTTGCCAGCACTAGGCTTAATCTTCCAGTTACCACCGCGCTTACCGTCCCCTAATAACCGTTGCCTTTCAATGTTGTCAAGCGCCTGCAGGTTCGCTAAATATCCGGGGTCGCTATCCAGTAAAATCTGATTATCATAGACGGTTGAGAGAATAAATGTCACTGACTTTGGCGTGCTGTTTGGATGCTCCGCCTGTAATGTTTCCTTATCATCAGCCCAATAATTTTGGTCATTCTCTCTTACTAACCATCTAATCACGCCGGAGCGTTCTGTTATTGCGTACCCGTCATCACCAATCCACCAGGATAGAAAATCAGCCAACCATCCTGGCTCCGGGTTTGCCGTTCCTCTGATATAAGGCTTCACGCCACACATGGAACGATTGCGAGAAAACATGTAAAAGAACTGTGACGCTGTAAATGTTTCTAGTTGATCGAATTCAATTAGTGGTATCTGTGCGGACTTCCATGATTCTTTATCGTCTTCCCTCTGCATGTGGCTGAATGTAATCTTGCTACCTGATGGAAAACGAAATTGTTTATCGTTATCATTTGGCTTACCGCCCAATAACGGATATATCTTTTTGGATTCATCCCACAACGCGCCTTCATGCGTTATCTCTGGAATAGTCCGCCGGAATATTACCGCCCCAAATCTGCCGTTGTTAATGTGCCGTAATGGCTCTAATAATATTGACCATGTTTTACCACCACCAGCAGCCCCACCATAAATCGCAATGTCCGCAAATGTCGACAGGAATTCCTCTTGTCGTGGTTGCGGTCTAATTTCCGTTATCTCTGCCATTTTCAGGTAGGTATACGTTTATGATTGCGGGTGGTAATGGTTCCCCGTCCTTGCCTGTTAGTTCGTGCCGATCAATAAATAATTTATGGTATTTCCCTAACGTGGTCATTGCCTCTAATGCGCTATAAAGTTCTAATTCGGTTTCGACAATTTCCTTATCGTCACCATCCTTGTTTTTAGCCAGGATGGTTGTAACTTTCTGCTTGATTTTCTTTATCAGCTTTGCCTGGGGTTTGATTACCTTATTGCCGTTTTCGTCTTCTGTCATTAACTCAATAGAGAATCCACTTGTTGTTACATCCATCAAGTCGGTTACATTGCCCCTTGCAATGTCAGTCAGTCGGATTAAGTCTTCCTCTGCGGATATTGCTTCATCCCGTAAAGCCTCGATTATTTCAGGTTTTTTCAGGTTTTCTGACCCGATTGAGTAAGCGGTTTTCGGAGAGTACCCGGAACGCAAAGCAGCCTGCGTAGCATTCAAATCACGCAGGTACTCCCTAACAAACTTCTCTTGTTTATTGGTTAGTGTCACTCAAAAATAACGCTCCTTCACCTTCAAA